ACCAATATGGTAGAGGGTAATATCACTAACCAATATCCACTAACAAAGATTAGAAACTACTATAGAATGGGAGATGGTATATTAGATGGTTATCCTATCATACAAGACCAAACAAGTCCTAATCTTGCACATATACCTACTACTAATCTTTTAACTTATAGTGAGGATTTTTCAAATGCAGCTTGGACTAAAGATTTTGGTGGCACAGGTAGTTCTCCTGTTGTAACTTCTAATCAAATTATATCTCCTGATGGAACTTTAAATGCAGATAAAATTGTATTTAATGCAGGTTCAGGAACTTCAAGTAGCGACCAATCACAAATATTTGATTCAGTAGGTATGACAGATAATGTTAATGGAACTGCAAGTATATATTTAAAAGGAGAAAATGGTGGAGAAAAATTAGTGTTTAGAGGTGTTGCAGATAGTTCGTATACACTTGTAACTCTTACAACTGATTGGCAAAGATTTAGTACAACTGAAAATTCAGGAACAAACTCTGATAAAATTACTTTTGGTATTAGACAAAATGTTAGTGGACACGGAGTAATAAACTCAAGTGCTACTGTATATGCTTGGGGCGCACAATTAGAAGCACAATCACAAGCTACTGCATACCTAAAGTCAGATGGTATAGCAGCAGTCAGAAAATCATCTACTACTAACTTAATTACTTATAGTGAAGATTTTAGTGAGTGGTCATTAGTAAGAGCAACTTTAGGTAATAAAATTACTTCTCCATTTGGTACTAATAATGCCAATAGTCTTATTGCTTCAACTGATAATGATGACCATTTAGTTACTAAAAGCATTTCTGTTGTAAATACTAACGTTTATTCTTTTAGTGTTTACTTAAAAAAAGGGAATAAAAGTTGGGCAAGATTATGGAATACATCAGTAGGTTATGCAGATTTTGATTTAGAAAATGGTATCGTAGGGACTCAATCTTCTGTTACAGGAAACATAGAATTTATTAATAATGGTTGGTATAGATGTTCAATAGTTTATACTGCAACTTCAACTGCAAGTAATGCTCATAGAATTTATACTTTAGATGGAGATAATGACAAAACTTTTGCAGGAGATGGTTCAACAATTAATTTATATCTATGGGGTGCGCAGTTAGAAGAACAAACACAAGCAGAAACTTATGCTAAGACAACAGGATTACCTGTAGAAATAGATTTATTTACAGAAAACAACTATGGTACTATGACTAATATGTCTGCATCAGATATAGTAGAAGATACACCTTAAAAAATTAAAATTATGATATATACAACACCAAACACAAGTTTATTGACAGAAGTAGATGCAGAAGGCAACCCTGTATGTGATTTTTCACAAATCGTAGAGGATAGTCCTGCAACTATTAGAAAGTCATTAGATGAAACATTATTTATTGCTAAATTTATGGGCGATACTCCATCTTTTTTAGATGGATTAGACCAATATACTCACGAGGAGATATTAGCAATAGTAAGAGGTACTGATTGGACACCTGAAAATCCTGATTAATATGCCTTGTTTAGAATGTGAAAATGGATTATGGAGGTTTGGAGAAAGTGGCAAGTGTCAATATTCTTCAAAGTCTGAGTGCGAAACTGCTAATGCTGATTATTATGCAGAAGAAATAGACAATAATAATATGGAAGAAAAAAAGAAATATTACGGAGATGAGGAACACGATTATCATTTCAATTTTACTACAGATATGATGGAAAAACTACATTCTGAAGGAGAATTGGAGGTGAAAGTTGAAAATGATGGTCAAGAAATGTTAATTTTATTTACCTTTGATGGTGGTAAAGAAGAAGAAGTAATAATTGACAAAAGTGATGATAAAATTATTGCTTTAATGTTGGATGAAGAATTAGATGACTATATTAATAAATTAACAGACTCTATTAAAAAACTGTAATGGCAGACGAAGAAAGAAAAAAATTACAAGAGAAAAACATTAACAAACTCAATCCATACAAGGAGAGAGTAAAGAAATATTTTCCTAATGGTGGGGAGATTTGTACTGAAGGTAGAAAAAAAGGAACAAAAATAGTTAGAAAAACTACAGAAATTAGCAGAAATGCCTTAACTTGGGCATTGGAAGGACATTCAACAAAAATTAGAATGGCATTAGATTCTTTATTTGCTGAAAATCCTGAAGCATATATTAACGCTATATCTAAATTGCTTAATTACACCGTTCCAAAGCTTTCTTCATCAGAGATAAACGATAACACAACCAAGAAAGTCAAGATTGAACTTAATGATGATGTAAGCATTGAAGATTTAAGAGCAAAAATTGACGAAATTGACAACAACTGATAACGCACTTAAGTTTGCATTAGAAAAAAAGATTTGCGAACTTTCATTTTACGAATTTTTTAAACAAGCTTGGCACATTGTTGAACCTTCTATTGAGTTATCTACTAATTGGCATCATAAATATCTGTGTGACTTACTACAAGAAGAAGCAGAAAGAATAATTGCTAATAAACCAAAGACAAAGGATATTGTAATTAACATACCCTTTCGTTCTACAAAATCACTTTTAGTTACTGTTATGTTTCCTGTATGGGCTTGGATTAAAAATCCCAAGTTCAGATTTATAACAGCCTCATATTCAGCAGAATTATCTATAGAACACGCTACGAGAAGTAGAGATGTAATAAATTCTGAGTGGTTTAAAGATAGGTGGTCAGACGTGTTTCATATTAAGAGAGACCAAAACTTAAAAGCAAGATACGAGAATAACTTTTTAGGAGTAAGAAGGGCGACATCAGTTGGGGGTACGGTAACAGGGCAGGGGGGAGATTTTTTATTGGTAGATGACCCTGTATCACCCCAACACGCAGCATCAGAAGTAGAAAGAGAAAATGCTAACGAATGGTATAGAACAACATTCTATTCTCGTTTAAATAATCCATTAACAGGAGTTAGAATTATTATTATGCAAAGAATACATGATAACGATTTAAGTGGTTTCTTATTAAGTGGTGGTGAGAGCAGGTTAAAATACAAACACATTTGCATACCTGCAGAATTATCTGATGATTTAAAACCTAAAATATTAAAAGACAACTATGATGAAGATGGTTTGTTTTGGACAGATAGATTTAGCAGAAGTATTTTAGATGATTATAAACAAGCTTTAGGAAGCTATGGATATGCAGGTCAGCTTATGCAGACGCCTACACCTCTTAATTCAGGTATGATAAGGTCAGATTGGTTTAAAATAGACCAATTTAAGCACACTACAGAACACACAACAGTAGATTTTGTTATAGACCCTGCATATACTGCAAATGAAAAGAACGACCCTTCAGCTATGCTAGCTTATACTTATAAAGATAATAAATGGCAAATAATAGATTGTATCAATGTATATAAAGAATTTCCTGATTTAGTTAAGTTTATACCACAATGGGTGGCTAAAAATGGATATACTAACAGAAGTAGAGTTTATGTAGAGCCTAAAGCTTCAGGAAAATCTATTGTTCAGACATTAAAAAAAGAAACAGGCTTAAATGTTAGAGAAGATAAGCCGCCATCAAAAGATAAGGTAGCAAGAGTACAAGATATTAGTGCTTCTTTAGAAACAGGAAGGGTAAGCTTGTTAAAAGGAGATTGGAATGAAGAATTTTTGCAACAGCTTGTTAAATTTCCATCAGCTAAACACGACGATATGGTTGATTGTTTGGTAATGGCAATTAACAAACATATGTGGAATAACTCTAAAATATTATATTTTTCCTAAAATTTCTTGGATTTCCAAAAACTTCTAGTATAGTAATTAAAAAAATCTTATAATTGCGAAATTATAAGTATAATATGAAGTTGCAAAGTATAAACGAAGAACACGAAATCCTAATTAGGCGCTATATTAACTTTATTCAAGGTATAGCATACGAAGCGACTGAGGATTGTGAGTATGGTAAGTTTGATGATTATAATAATGTTTTAAAAAACATTATTAAGTACACAAATGAGTTTCAAGAAATAATTGAACACAATAATCAAACTAAAGAATGGGTGTTTATGTCACCTAACTTAATGCTATACTCTTGTATGGGTTTTTTAACAGGTATTAAAAATAAATATAATGATGAAAAGATTGATTATTTATCAGAAATACTTTTTGAAAAAACAATAGATGTTGTAGAAAAAACCTCAACAATAATTGAGAATATGGAATACAAGCAATCTAAAAAAGAAAAAATAGAACTTATAAAAATAAAAAGAAATGAGCATAGTAATTAGTTTAAAGCAAGGTGATGAACAAAGAGATGTTACAATTCCAACAGAATGGAAGGATATGACATTAGAATATTGGTGTGGAATGACAACAATAATAAAGTCACATTTTGACAGAGCTACACTAAGGAGAAACTCTCAAAATGAAAAGCAAGAAGAAATTGACCATACTGTAGAGTATTTAGAGTTTTTAGATAATCAATTAGAGGATTTTCAAAACATAAAACTTAACAAAGATTTATTTGGCTATATGACTAATTTAGATAAAGAATCTATAAAGTTAGTAGATTTGAATAGTGTTAACGAAGTAATAAGTATTTTAGACTTGTTATTACAAGAATACAAACCTAAAGGAATAAAATCTTTTAAGATTAATGAAGATACTTATTATTTTCCTTCAGAATTTTTGAAAAAAAACACTTATGGTGATTATATAGAAGCAACTCAATTAGATATGTATATTGAGTCAATGAAACACGGAAAGTTTGATGTATTGCCTGAACAAATGGCTATTTTATGCAGAAAATCTGACGAAGAATTTGATGATGAAGCAATACCTGAAAAAACAGAAATTTTTAAGAAGCTAACAATGGACGTCGTTTGGGAGTTCGGTTTTTTTTTGACTCAGCAAAACTTAAAATTAGTGAAACTTTCAAATACATATTTTCTGAACAAAGAGAAAGCGAAATGATAGTTAAAACTAAAAGCCTATACAACGTGTATGTAAAGCCATTTGGTTGGCTTAACAGCCTTTATATGCTTGCTGAGAAGGGTGTATTTAAAACAGAAGGCATGAATGGTATAGACAGCGTTAAAAACACTAACCTCTACAAGGTTTTAAGCTATTTAAGTTGGATAACAGCTAAAAATCAATACGAATCTAAAGTACAAGAAAAAATACATAATCCAAATAAAATAACTTAATGGCAATAAGACTAACAGACGTAGTAACAGTAATGAAAAGCAAATGGACTTATGGAGATAAGTTCTTTGGCTATACAGAGGAATTTAATGATAATCATAGCACACAATATCCATCAATACTAATAACCCCTCCATCTTCAGTATTTCCTGAGGTGTCTTTAAATAATGGTTGGGAGCTTTACACTTTTGAAATATATTTCTCTGATTTATATAACAGAACAGCACAAGCAAATGTTAATTTAGACCAAAGATGGGATAACTTACAAGATTTAGCTAATGAATGGTTAGATATGTTTTTAAAAAACTATCAAGATGGTGTTGTTACGGGATTTTTAGAAGGCGAGGATGTTTCTGTAGAAAGAGTTAAAGAAGTTGCTAATGACCAATTAATTCAAATAAGAATGAACTTTACTTGGAAAGTGTTTAGCAAATGCTTTAGACCTCAATCTGTTTACCCTACAGATATTGCAAATCTTGTGACTTGGCTAAGAGCAGATAGCGGATTGACATTTGACATACCAACTAAAAAAATTAACGCTTGGGGAGATTATTCAGGAAGTAATAATGGTTTAGTACAGGCAACTAAAAGCAAACAGCCATTAAGATATACTTATGATGGAGCAAACGATAAATCAAGAGTAGAGTTTAATGGGACAACTGATTATTTTGATTCTGTATATAACTTACCTATAACAACACAGTTTACAATATTCCAAGTAAGTAAAAATAGTGGAAATACATTAGCGAATATTTTAGAATATACTAGTGGAGGTAAAGTCATAAAATTATCTTATGCTGCTAATTCAGAATTAGTTGCTCAAGTAAATGATGGAACAACAGCAATAGATGTAACACTAGCAGGCTCTAATGCCTCTAATTATCACATAGGAACATACAAATTACACAACAAAAGATTATATGTAGATTATGATGCTTTAGGAAGTTCATTATCAACAAGCGTTCAAGAAGCGGGCTATGACAATACAACAGTCTACAATGATGCGGCATATACTTTAAGTAGTGCAACTTTATTTATAAATGCTAATCTACAAGAATTTATAATATTTAATTCTGCATTAGATGACTATACTATAGGGCAAATAAAATCATACTTAAACAAAAAATACAATATTTATTAATTATGGCAAAATACAAAGGAACAATAGTTGCAGGCATACAGCCTTATGGAGATAGCTCTTCTAATTTAGCTAATATGAGCTATGGTTGGAGGGCAAACTATTTAAAAAGCGCACATACACAAATGCGTTATCAGGTAATATGGAATGGTTTAAATGATAATCAAGCTCCTTCGGCTAGTGGTTTTAATGCAAGTAATAATAAGGGAGAAATTGTAAATATAGTATTTAGAGTATATGCCACTACTCAATATCCTTATCCTGCCTCAGCTTCAAGTTGGGACTTAATAGCAACAATAAAAAAATCAAGAGATTTAGCAAACAAAAGTTATTTAGCAGGTCAGCCTTCATTACCAAATCAAAGATTTACGATAGATATTAGTGCCTTATGTCAGGATTTACTTTCTTATAGCTTAGTCCCTATTAACAAGGGAACTTGGCAAAGCTCTTATTGGGGAGGCATGAATGGAGGAACAACAGTCCAAGATAATGTTACAGAAACAATTAGTAATTATAACATAAATCCAAATGGTACATATAGACATATTTTAGTACAGGCTATTCCTGAGGTTATATTAGCTAATGGAACTATACAAGAAGCTACAGGTCAAGCAAGTTTGTCATTCAATAAAATTGCAGTTATAAATTCTGTAGCGCAATTTGAAAAAGACGCAATATATTATAACCTTAAATATATAGTACAAAAAGCTTTGTCTAACACAAACAACCCTAAAGGATTTATGAGTTTATGTCCAAACTTTACGCAATTAACTTCCGTCCCTTTCTTAAAACAAGTTAGAACAGATGAAGAAGCAGAGTGGTTGTATTGGTGGCAAAGAAATATGGGAGAGGCAGGAGACCAAACTACAAAAGCAAGGTTAAAGGTAGAAACATATTTAAGTAATGGCTCTTTACAAAACACAATTTATTTATCTGATTTTAATTCTAATTTAGACAAACAAACAGTTAGCAATTTAGAGGTTTTTAAAATAAATCAAGAGAGAATTTGTGTGCAAAACGTATCTCCTGTTTATATTAATGCAAATGCACAAGATGATGGCGGTAATACAATTACAAATAAAATAGACAGTTCTACATCATATTATAGAACACATTTAGAGTATATTAATGCTGAAGATAATTTAGTTGAAAACGGAGACTTTGCAAATGGAGCAACAAGTTGGAATAGTAACGCAAATTGGACAATTACAACAGGAGAAGCTACAAGTTCAGGAGCAGCAGCAGACATAAATCAAGGTACTTGGAATCCTTTATCAGGACACGAATATATGGTAACCTTTACTATAAAAAGTATAAGTTCAGGAGGTTTTAGGTTTCAGCTTGGTGGTGTTTTTGGAACAACGAGAACAACAACAGGTACATTTACAGAAACAATTACTACAACAAGCACGGACAGAATTAGAATATTTAGTGTTACAAGTGCTAATGGTGTTGTTACTGATATACAAGTGCAAAAAAACCCAACTACTATTAGAGCAACAGAATATAGGTATTTTGGTATAGACAGAGAAACTGCTAACGTTCCTTTTGGATTTGTAAGGTTTCATTGGTTAAATAGAATTGGAGGTATAGATAGTTATACAGCTAAAAGAAATGTAACAGAAAGTTTGTCTGTAAAAAAATCTACAATAGAAACTAAATCTGCAGATAGAACTTGGTATCAAGACGACCAACTAGCAGGAGGTACTTCCGTTAATAATGACAATTACATTTCTAATACAATGAGGGGTGGAAATTTATACAAAGGAGGTAGAGAGGTTCTTAATGTAACAGCACAAAGAAACAATAGTGTTTTTACAGAGCCATTAAACAAAGAAACTGCAGATTGGCTAGAAGAAATAATTACTTCACCAAATGTTTGGATAGAGATGGATACAGATGCAACTGCAAGAGGTAATACCGTAAACCCCTTCCAAAGACCCTCAACAAAAGAATACATTCCTGTTATTATTACTAACAATGAAGTAGAAATATTAAACCAAGAATCAGGTTTAGTTAAGTTTAATTTAGAGTATACTTTATCTCATAAAGTACAAACACAAAGAAACTAATGAATGTAGTTAATATAGAATTATTAGATTACAAGTATGATGGAGTTAATATAGATTGGAGCGCAAGTGTTGTTGGTTCTTTGGACGTTTCATTACATTCTGAATTTCCATTAGCATTAACTTTTTCTATTGCAGATATAAAAGACATAGAAGCTCGTAAAGGAACTTTTAGTAAAACCTTTAAAATACCCGCTACTAAAAACAATAATTTACTTTATAAAAACATATATCTATCTGAAACATATTCTACAAATAATTTAACAAATAAAAAGCCTTGTAGAATAATTTTTAATAACTTGTTTTCAATAGAAGGATTTTTACAATTAAGCTCTGTAGGGCTTACGGATAAGGCTAATTATTATTCTTGTGTTTTTTATGGAGATAATATTGGTTGGACTTCTGTTATAGCAGACTCACTTTTAAAAGATTTAGGAACTGATGGAGATGCTTGGGAATATTTAAATGGCAAAACTACTGATGGTAATGCTCCTGATGGAACTAATGGGGTAGGTGTAAATTTAAAAATTAATAAAGCAGGCATAAAGTCTACTTGGGATAATGATGATGCTGAATATCAAAACAGGTCTACAACTACAGCGTCTACTACTGCTATTGTTTATCCTGTAACAACTTATGGAGACTTTAACTCATCAGGAGAGGATTATGCTATTCAATTATTAGACACTTGGTATTCTTATTTTACTGACTACACTTTTTTTAACCCTCCTGCAACTTTGACTTGCTATACAGGTACAGTAGGTTCCACTACCATAGGAAATCCTGAGCCTGTTTGTGATTGGAGACCTTGTATATGGGTATATGATGTGTTTAAAGAAATATTTACGCAAGCAGGATATACAATAAATTCTGTGTTTATAGAAAGCGAAACTTTTAAAAGACTATTATTTGCTTTACCAAACTTTAAATTTAATAATGGTGATTACAGGTATGATGCTTTCTCTCTACAGTTATATTGGAATTTAGACCCAACTGTAGATGCTTCTAGTCAATTAGTTTTTAAAAACAACTACACACAAGTTGTTAGCAATTCTAATGCTGATATAATTAGTGAAGATATTGTTTTAGGAACTCATTCAGGATTTAATCTGTTTTTAAATGGAACAGGAATTCCTGCAGACCCTGCAAATGGCTTTAACACTTCAACTAACAAAGCGTTTACTGTTTCAGAATATGGTAAATACATTATAAGTATAAATAATTTTTGTGTTCATTTAGCTTCATTTTCTACTGCAGGAACAGGCATAGGTAACCTTCAGTATATAACAAAATATGCTAGAGTAGACATATTAGTCAAAACAATAGGAGATGGTAACTTTCATTCTGTTGGTGGCTCTGAAGGTATGGTGGATTTTGCTTTTAATGTTGGAAGTACAAATGGAGGTTCTAGTTTAAATTTAACCGTAGAGCTAGAAGATTCAGAAACATCTTTATATCTTAACAAGGGTGATGTTGTTAAATTTAGACTAAAAGTAAGAGGGAAAACTACTGTTCCTGTAAACGCAGGAACAACACTAACAGGAGATTGGTATTTGTTTGCTGATAAAAATATTAGCTCAGGAAGGTCACATAATGGTAATATAAATATTGCAATAGACCCTGTTCACGCACAATATGGTCAAACTTATGACTTGAAAGATGTAATAAACAAAGATTATAAACAATTAGATTTTATTAAAGGAGTGGCTCATTCATTTAACTTGCAATTTCAAACTGATGAAATGACTAAAACAGTAGCTATTGAGCCTTTTAATGACTTTTATAAACCATTAAACGAATCTGTAGATTGGACATATAAAATAGATAGGTCTGTAGAACATGTAGATAAGTGGGTAAAACAATCTTTTAAAAGAGATATGGTTTTTAAATACAAAACAGATAGTGCAGATTTAAACGTAGAGCAAAGAGGGATTAATTATTTTAATGGAATTTTAGACAACTATCCCTATTTTGAAACATTTTCAGATGAATTTGAAAGAGGAACAACAACATTTGAAAACCCATTCTTTGCAGGAACTATGAGTGTTAAAGATAGAGATTCTGTAACAGCGCAAACAGACCCTCCTTTTATTTCTGCATTATGGCAAGAAAAAGAATCAGGAGGAACTACAAGTCAAAATGATTGGGAAAGACCTGTTAAGGGTTATAATTTTTTACCTCGTCTTTTATATTGGAAAAAATATTCTCCTGATGCAGAGTTTGATGCAACTACACAAAACAGTATTTCACCAAAAAGAGCAACAATACAAAATTGGTCTACATATACAGAAACAATAATAGCCAACAGCAATATGCCTGTTCATATAGGCTATAACAACCCTCCAGGCGGCGGGGTTTTATCTAATATATACCCTCAGGCAACATCAGTTAATAGAGATGACAGCACTACTTTATTATTAACTTATGGTAATGTATGGGTTAGAGATTATAACGAATCTCCTTCTAGTATTGGAGTTTATACTACTCCATATACAGTAGGTATGGGATTATACCATAGATATTACAGAAAGATGATTGAAATGATTGTTAATAATCCTAGAGTAAGAACCGTACAGGTTAATTTAAAAATATCTGATATTGTAAATTTAGATATAAGAAAATTAATATATATAGATGGTTGTTATTGGAGAATCAATAAGGTTATAGATTATATGCCTCAAGCAAATAAAAGCACAAAAATTGAGCTAGTAGAATGGACAGATATAGGAGAGTCAGCACCATCAACTCCTAATATAAATCAAAATGACGGAAGTTGGAACCCTGGCGGTGCGCAAACATACGACCCAAATCACGGTTGGTAAAAAAAATATAATATGCCTAATATAGATAATGAAATAAGTGATTCAGGAGTTGCAGCTACAAGCGGCTTAGAAGTTTATATGACAATAACCATAGACTCAGTTGAGTATTTAATTGATATTGTAGCAAATGATAAATTTGGTAATTCTCATAAAGTTTTAAGACGAGATATAAATGACACAATAGAAGAAGATTAATATGGATTTAGATTTACCTATAATAAAAAAGGCATTAAATAAAGCAGGAACTCTGTATATAGCAAGTTTGCAAAGTGAATTAGAGTTTCAAAAACATATTGCTTCACAAAAATTGCTGCGAGGCTTTTATTTAAGAACACATATGGTTCAAGGACAAATTAGAATGGACGTAATGAACAAACAAAATTATATGTGGACTGTAAATAATGGTGCTAAAAGTGTAAGCGCTACTTATGAGCAATTAAGAAGTTGGGCATTAGCAAAACAATCAAGAGGCGAAATAAGATTTACAAGCGAAGACAAATTAGATTATTTTATCAACAAAGTAAAAAAAGAATTAGAAGGTGGTTATTATACAGAGGGAGGTAAAAAAGTCGCTCCAAGAAGATATTTTTTTATAGATATAGCTTTTAAAAACTCACAAAATAAAGTAGCAAAAATTATAAATCAAGGAATAGGCAAAGAAATAGACAGTATAATAAGAGAATATGGTAGTTTTAAAGCAATACAATTAACAGTATAAAAAGTAGATATGGCAAAAAACACAAGTGAATACGCAATACAAGTAAAAGTTTCAAACATTAAACAGGTTTCAGATTTAAAAAAATCTTTAAAAGAACTAAGAGCAGAGCAAAAGCTTTTAGAAAAAGAAGCTGCTTCAGGTAGGTTTCAATCTAAAAAAGATAAAAAAGCTTATGAAGACAATGCTAAAGCTATAAAACAAAAATCTAAAGCATTAAGAGATTTAAACAAAAATATTTCTCAATCTACAGGAGGTGCAAAAACTCTTACAAAAGCCAACAACGGAATGGCTAAACAATTTATAAAAGGTGCGGCTGCTATTGGAGTTTTAGTAACAGCTTTTAGGGTGGTTAATAAAGCCATTTCTTCTGTTGTAAGCACTTTTACTGAATTTGAATTTGTTATGGCTAAAGTACAGGCGGTGTCAGGTGCTACAGATTTAGAGTTTAAAAGATTAACTGATTCTGCAGAAGAGCTTGGTAGAACAACCTTCTTTACTGCTGAACAAGTTGGTCAGCTACAACTAGCTTATTCTAAATTAGGTTTTACGGCAAATGAAATTTTAGATGCGCAAAAAGCAACGCTTGATTTAGCAACTGCAACAGGTACAGATTTGGCTAGAGCCGCACAAGTTTCAGGAGCTGCTATTAGAGGTTTTGGTTTAGACGCTGCAGAAACCACAAGAGTGGTAGATGTAATGGCTGTATCTTTTAGTAGTTCGGCTTTAGATATTGAAAAGTGGCAAACAGGTATGACTAAAGTTGCTCCTATTGCAAAATCAGCAGGTTTTTCTATAGAAGATACTGCTGCTATGATGGCAAAACTATCTGATTCGGGGATTGAAGCTTCTATTGCAGGTACCTCTTTAAGGAATATACTTCTTAAAATGCAAGACCCTACTTCTGAATTATCTATTAGGTTTGGAAAAACTATAAGCGGTTTAGATGAGTTGGTTCCTGCTATGAAACAATTTGTAGCTGAGGGGGGTAGTATGGCTGATATTATGGAAGTAGTAGATTTAAGACAAGCTGCGGCTTTTGAGCAAATGATAACATCTGCAGATGGAACTTTAGCATTAAGAGATTCTTTATTAGAGGCAAATGGTGAAGGAGAAAGAATGGCAGATATAGTTGGGGACACACTTCAAGGAGCTTTTTTAAAGTTTAAGTCTGCATTACAGGGTGTTTCAATAGAAGTTATGAAAGGTTTTGCAGAGGGAATGCAATCTGCAATAGAAAACGCTGCTTCATTTTTTAATCTTATAGCTAAAAATGGTAAAACTGTTGTTATGCTAGTAAAAGGTATTACCAAATTAGCAAAGTGGTTTGGAATATATAAGTTAGTAGTTTTTGCTGTAGGAGGTGGGTTAAAACAATTAATTATAACATCTAATATTTATAAAACTACAGCAGCTAAAATGACTGCTATGAATGCGGGACTAACTCTTTCATTTAAATCATTAAAACTAGCGATTCAATCTTTATGGAGTGCCTCAGGTATAGGATTGTTAATAGTTGGATTGTCAGAATTATTACCTTGGTTAATGAAAACTAATGAAGAAACTGAAGAGCAGTTAACATTACAAGAAGAGGTTACTGACCGTTATTTTGACTCTATAAAGCCTATAGAAAAGCTAACAATAGTAAGTAAAGAGCTTGTTAGAGTTAAAAAGTTAATGAATGAAATGACTGATGAAGAGGGCAAACTTTTAAAAGATACTGCGGTTAATCAAAAAATATATAACAAATATAAAGGTCAGTCTGCTATAGCAATTAGAACATTAAATGAAGAGCTAGAAAAAAACGACCAAGCTTTGCTTAATGAAAAAACATCTATAGAAGACATTACCACCGCAACACAACAACTAACAAAATCTTTAACTGACCAAGCTTTAGCCAAAGCTTTTACTAAAGAAATAGAAAAAATTACTGAATCAGCAGCTAATGCTACAGTAACTCTTCAAATGATTGCTGACGAGTTTGGCGTAGACCCTGACCAAGTTGCAGGTTTATTTGATGAATCAGGAGATATAAAAGAAGAAACTTTTGGTCATTATCAAGAAAATGCACAAGAAATAATGGACGCAAATTTAAAATTAAAACTTTCTTATGGAGAAATGTTAAATATATTAGAAAAAGGAGGTTTTGAAACCTTTTTTGATTTGCAAGAAGCTATGAGTGGCGTTGAAAGCAAAACCGAGTCGGTTACTAAAGCTTTTGACAGTTTAACTGAAAGCGGTAGTATTGCTGACTTAGTTTTAAAAATGATGAACACAAATCAAAAAAAATTAATTGGCGGTGGATTAAAAGATTGGACTTTAGAATTAACAGATGCTTTAAACAAAGTTAAACAAGCCTATATAGATGGAGCTTTAACTAACGAACAATATAAAGACAAAGTATTAAAAACCAGAAATGATATTTTACAAAAAGAATTAGATGGTTTAGAGGTTGTTAAAAGAAACGAAAAACGAATTTCTGAAATAAAAAAAGCACAATTAGACATAAGAATACAACAAAGCGATATAGCTTTTAACAAAGAACAAAAATCATTAGAAGATAATTACAAAACTGAAAGGCAGATTATAAAAAATGAAAATAGTGTTAGTGGTAAAGTAACAGAAAGTGGTAATTTACTATTGTTACAATTAGAAGCACAATATTTAATTGACAAAGGGTTGTTGCACGAAAATTATAAAAAATTGTTATTTGGTATTAATTCACAAATAGCTCAAAATAATCAAAGTTTGCACGACCAAAATATGAAAATTATTCAGGAGCAAATTAGTGCTATGGGTGGGGTTGGTTCTGCTTTAACAACATTAGCAGGAGAAAATGAATCTCTTAATAAAGTAAAAGAAGTCGGTGTTAAAATTTCACAAGCTGCTGCTATTGCAGAAGCATTTTTAACTTTGCAAAAAAACCTTGCTATAATAGCTGATGGTAAATTATCATTGTCTACTCTATTAGGCACAAAATCAAAAATTGCAAACACTGCAGCTACTAATGCTGAAACTGTTGCTACAGGTGCTAATACTGTAGCTACCACAGCTAATACAGTTGTAGAAACGGCTAGTATTGTACCTAAAGTAGCGTCAGGTGCTGCTAGTCAAACTAAACTTCCTTTTCCTCTTAACCTGATTGCTGTTGTTGCTACATTAGCTTTATTAGCTAAAATAATGAAAAGCTTTGGAGATGGAGGGGTCGTTGATACTTTTGCAAATGGAGGAATGGTACATGGTAAATCACACGCACAAGGAGGAGAAAAATTTGCAGTTGGAGGAAGGGTGGTAGAGCTTGAAGGTGGTGAAGCGGTAATAAATAAACGTAGTACATCTATGTTTAGAAATCAACTATCAAGCATAAATGAAGCAGGAGGTGGAGTGAAGTTTGCAGATGGTGGGTTAATGAATATGCCTTCTTTTGCTAGCTCTCAGTTTAACGCAACAAGCCAACAAAATATGATGGGAGCTATAAATCAAGGTAGCAGGGTAGTAGTGGTAGAGGCTGACATAACAGACAGTCAAAATACCGTAGGTATAATAGAGGCGGAAGCCACATTTTAAAATATAAACATATGTTTGTTAGTAAAAAAGTAAAGCAAGATAGGCTAGATACCTGTAAAAAGTGCGATTTTTATAGAAACTTTTTAATGTTAAGATATCCTAAGTGGGATAAAGGAGCAAGGTGTGCTAAATGCACTTGCTTTTTAGATGCAAAAGCAACATTAACTAAAGAGTACGCAGGGAAATGTCCTCTTGGTAAGTGGGAAGAATAACAAAAAAAAATATATGAGTGTTGAAGCTGTAGCTAATAAAATAAAACAAGAAAGAAAAGAAGAAATTATTATTGCTGTAAATCAAAACAACGAGTCTATAGAAAAACAAGGTAAATATCATTCTAGGGGTCTACAACTCTTATTTAAAGAATGGCACAGACACTTTCCACACATTAAACAACAATTAGGCTGCAAAGGTTGTAGAGAGGCTGTAACTAAGTTTTGGAATAATGTAAATAAAATTTGGGAATCTAATAATTAATATGGCATCAAGACAAAATAAAGTAGATGTAATTTATGATTATATAGATTTAGCTGAAAAAGAAATTATTAAAAGATGGCACGAGCCTACCACAAAAGACATTTTAAGACACTTAATAGAAAAGGGCATAGTAGAGCCTAAGAGGCTAAGAAATTATATGATAATATATGATTTTGATTGTATGCTTAGAACAAACGAAGGCAACAGAACTTATACTTTTATGGACTTATCTATTAAATACAACATCTCTGAAAGACAAGCACAAAGTATAGTTTACAAAGAAAGAAGAAAACAATCTCCTTCTGAAAATATTACTTACTAAATTTTTTTCTTAAAACTGCGCAACTTTTTGAAAACTAAAAAATAGTTTTGCATTTATGAATAAAAATTGGTATAACATTAAAGCAGAAGCGTCTAGCAAGTCTGCAGACGTTTACATTTTTGATGAAATAGGTACTTTTGGCTTAACAGCTCAAAGTTTCATTGAAGAAATTAAGTCGTACAAAGATACTCCCATGAGCTTACACATTAACTGTGTAGGTGGTGATGTATTTGAAGGTATGGCGATTTACAATGTTCTTAAAAAAAGAACAGCAAGAACAACAGTATATATAGAGGGAATAGCTGCAAGTATGGGTAGTGTAATTGCATTAGCAGGTGATGAGGTCATTATGGCTGAAAATTCACTGTTTATGATACACAATGCTTGGGGTGGTGCTATGGGTGAGGCAACTGAGATAAGAAAGACTGCTGCATTATTAGATAAAATTAGCGGTGAAATTGCAGACATCTATACTAAAAAAACTAATCTACCTTATAATAGGGTAAAAGAAATGATGGACGAGGAAACTTGGTTAAGTGCTGATGAGGCTTTTAATTTAGGATTTATTGACTCTATCTCTGACGCTATTAAAGTAGCGGCTAAATATGACGTTTCTAAGTTTAAAAATATAACAGACAAGGAAATTCAAAATAAACTAAGTGTTAATTTAAAAAGTAAAAAAATGACCGAAGAATTGAAAAATTGGTTTAACGCTAAAGTTGAGGAAATTATTGCTAAAGTAAAATCTAGTGATAAGTCTGAAACTGCTGACGTTAAAGAGGTAGAGGTAATCATGGCTGATGATAAGGAAGTTTCTGAAAAACTTTCAGGATTTGAAGCTAAAGTTACTGAGCTTAATAGTTTTGTTACTGATTTAGAAGGAGAAAAAGAAACTCTAACTGAAGAAGTAGAAAGACTAAACGCTTTATTAAGTAAAGCAGATGCTAAAGGAACTGAGCTATCAACTGATGGTGACCCTATAGTAGTTGATAACAAAAAAGAAGAAGAAGATACTTTATTCTTCAATGCGATAGCAGCAAAATTAAAACAATATTAAATTAAAATTAAATAAATAAATAAAATGGCAAATATAGCACAACACCAAGTAGGAATGACATATGCAGGGTCTTATGCGTCTAAAATTTTATTAGAACCAATGTTTCGTTCTGATGATATTATGCGTAATTATACTGTCTATCCTAATGTAAAATATAAACAAAATCTAATGATGGCTCCTAAGCTATCAGGAATAACTGCACTAAACACAGGATGTACTACAACTAACACTTGTGACCCTGCAGGATTTTCTATAGAGCAAAAAACTATTACAGTTTCAAATGTTTCTGTAAAACAAGTACAATGTTGGACAGAGTTTCAAGACCAATTTTTAGTTGAGTCTTACAAATCAGGATTAAATATGCCTGATTTAACAGGAACTCAATTAGCAGATGTAATTTTAAATAGAGTAAGACATGGAATCCAATCAGATGTAGTAAGAAATATGTGGGCAGGTAACACAGCAGCAGCAGTTGCTGATTGTACTTACACTTGGGCAGATGGATTATGGAAAACATTATCAGCAGGTAATGCAATTATTGCGGGTAGTACAACAATGCACGCAGTTACTGCAACAAGTACGTTAGAGGCTAATTTAAAAACTGTGGGAGCTGTAATAGCGGGAAGTGATGCAATTACTTTATTAACAGAAGTTTTTGATACTGCTTCAGCAGAATTACAACAAATTCCAGCTTCAGAAAAAAGAATGTTTGTAACACCAAATATTTATAATGCTTACTACGGTTCTTTAACAGCAGTTGCAGTAGCAGGAGCAGTTGATTATGGGCATTCAGAAGCTCAAACAGGAGTAAACTACGCTAGATTAAGATTTAGAGGGGTAGAATTAGTTCCTATGTATGAATGGGATGTAGCTTTTGCAGCTTTAACAGGAGCAGATTTGCCTCCACTATTTACTCATGCTTCATTTACAGGTGGTACTAAAAACGCAACTCAAGGTTGTATTTATGCTGCAAAAGACAATTTAATTATTGGTTCAAATGTAAATGACCCTGATACACAGCTAAAAATGTTCTATGACGAAGTTTCTGAAAATATGTATATCCGTTCTAACTTTACGATGGGATACCAATACGGTTGGAATTCTTTAGTAAATGGAGGAAGTTTAGTAAGATAACATAATATTAACTTTAAAAAATAAAATAAAATGGCAATAGATTCAGGATTATTAGTAGCTTGTGCGGATATGAACGCAGTAGGTGGTATTAGACAAATTCTTTTAACAGATTTATCTAATGTTGCAACTGTAGCTCCGACAACTTTAAATGCTACACATAGCTTAACAGGCTTAACAGTAACTAACCCGTGGGCTAGGTTTGAGTTTAAGAACGAAACTGCCTCTCTTACAATAACAGGAGCAAAAGAAGGAGGAAGCACTTCTTATGAGTGTGCTTTATCTTTTTATATTCCTAATGTTGATGGTGCAAGATTTCATGAATTAACAAATTTGGAAAGCACTTGTCCTGTAGCTCTAGTAGAGCTAAATTCAGGAAAAATGCTTGTTGTAGGTTGGAGTTATAAGTATGCTAATCAAGCTCAAGGTTCAACGCCTTGGACTAGAAATCAAACTTATGCTAACTTAACAAGCGTTGAGGGAGGAAGTGGAGCTGCTTATGCAGATGATAATGGAGTTACAGTTACTTTAACTGCAAG